AGCAAGCGGCTAGTCCAATGGTCAGGACGCAGTGAGCGACAGGACCAGCTATGAACGTCATCACCAACGCCGAGATGGATCGGCGCATCGCCGAGTTGGCGCAGAACCATCGCGCTGAGCACGTGGATCCGACAGTGCGCGTGACCAACGTTGACCCCGCTTGAGGATGTCATCGCCGACATCGCGGGCGAAGACGCTCCGCGCAACACGCACCCGAAGGCGCGCGAGCGTGACGAGGCGATTCTGGCGATGCTCGGAGAGGGACCGAAAACGACCACACAGATCGCAGACGTTCTCGACCTCGGCGACGGCGCGCGACAGATCCTCACTCGACTCGCCCAGCGCGGCAAGATCAAGCCCGAGGGACGAACCAGCGAGCAGGGCGGCGCTGTCTTGTGGTCGCTGATGGAGGGACCGGCCAAGGTGCCCGTGGGAATGCCGGCGCCATCGGAGGATGCCGTGCTCGCCGCGCTCGGCCCGATGTTCAGCTCGACGCGGGAAGTCGGCGAGGCTGTCGGCGCCACCACGCAGGCAGTGCGGCGCGTGCTGGAAGCTCTGGACGAGAAGGGCGCGGTCGTGAAGCAGGAGGGAGCGCCGCTCAAGTGGCGGCTACCCGACGCGCAGAACTCGCCCTCAGCAGAGCTTGAGCCCGTCGCTCACGCATCCGATCAGTCTCGCGCTTCCGATTCTGCCTCCTCAGATGAGGAGGCAAATCAGGAAGTGGGCGAGACGATCCCCTACGACCAACTCGCCGCTGCGCTGGACTCGTGGTTTGAGCACAACGGAACGCGCGTGCTGGAGGAGTGGCTGGCCCGCAAGCAAGGCGACGGGTCGGGCTCGCTGCCGTGGGATGTTGGCTTCGACGCGGGCGCCGAGGCCATCTCGCAGATGCTCACGGATGAGTGGCTGGAGGTACGTGGCAAGGAGCTGATCGAGGGGTGGCTCAATAGCACGCTACCGCGCAAGCTCACCCCGCAGGCCGAGGCGTACGTCAATGCGCTGCTTGAGCTGCTCGGCAAAAGCCGCGCCGAATACGACTCATTCCCCGCCCTCTGCGACCGGATCGAGCGCGTCATCTGGGGCCACGCGCTCGGCGGCTAAGCAGATGCCACGCCCTCCAAAGGCCACACCAGCTCAGCTAGCTGAACGCGCCCAGGCACGAAAGGTGCGGTGCGAACAGCTCCGCGCGCTCTCTGCTGCTGAGGCGGCCAAGCGTGGCGGCGAGTGCGAGCGCCCCGGCTGCGCCGTCAAGTGGCAACCGGGGATTCCTGGCGGCAACCCGCTTCAGTGGCATCACGGCCGCGCGCACGTCGGGCATGACTATCGCCGGACGATCTCAGCGATGGTCGCCAACGCGAAGACGACCGACGACGAGTTGGAAGTGGAGCTTGCGAAGTGCATGCTGCTCTGCCGCTCACACCACACCGATGCTGACTCCGAGATTCGTGGGCGCAACGAACGGCGCAAGCGGTCACTGCCGAAGGGCATCGAGCCGGCGGACTTGGCTGCGCTACTCGCCGCGCCGAACATCCGCACCGTCCACGGCCTGCGGGCTCGCCTGATCCTGGAGCTGATGGCCGGGACCGGGATGCGCGTCAGCGAGGTGTGCAACTTGACGGTGCGCCATCTCCACCACAGCGAAGACTGGCGGATCGAGGTCAGAGCCTCAAAGACTGGCGACCGAATGCTCTACCTACCCAAGCGTCTACGGCCACTGATGACGATCTGGCTGGACTGGCGGGTTGCGCACTTCCCGCGATCGAAGTGGCTGTTCCCGACATCCTCGGGTGGGCGCCTCAGCCGTGGGAACGTTGCGGGGATGCTCGACCGGCTCGCCTACCGCGCCAGTATCGAGCCGACGCACCCACATGCACTGCGCCACTGTTTCGCCACGGAGTACATCCGCAATGGCGGCGACGCGGCCACGCTCCAGCAGATCCTGGGACACACCACAGCCACCATGTCGATGCGCTACGCGATGTCAAGCCCGGATCGGGTGCGGCTTGCGCTCGAAGACAACTGAGCCGGGCGGCGGTACTCTCCGTGCCCCTTGGTCATCGTCGATCAGCAGACCGTGGAAGCGATTCGATCCGCCCGGTTGCGGCTCCGAGAGATCACGCTTCCCGTCGTCTACGGCTCACAAGGAGAGCGAAAGCGCTGCCCCATGCGGGAGGGCAAAGCGGTCACGCTGACAGCACGCGTCCCATACGCTGAGCATCGCGCTCGCGTCGAACGGTCACCGACGCGGGCGCGGGCTGTTCTCGAACTTATCGACCTTTGCGCGGTGCCCCGTAAGGTCATCGTAGTCACGCCGACCAGCGTCCAGCAAGACGGGTCGCAGTGGCTGATCCGGTTCGTCAAGGGCGACCAGAGCAGCGACGAGCCGCCCCTGTTCTGTAGCCCAACCCGCGACTACACGACCGTCTCAGACGTGCTCAACGCGGGCGAGGTCGTCTTGCCGTCCGCCGAGGCGATGGCGCACGCGAGACAGAAGGCACGCGAGAAACGCGACCTGCCGACCGCCAACGGCGCCGCGGCGCTCAAGCTCGCCCAACGCAAGCTAGCCATGCGCAAGCACACCATGACCGTCGACCAACGCCGCCAACTCGACCGGGTCGGCAAAGCCATCGAGAAGCTCGCCGCCGAACTCGCCCTCGACAGCGGTGGTATCTTCGCTCTGTCTCCCGTGCCCAGTACCCAGAGGCCGCCGCAGGTGATGGGCGATACCGCGTCAAAGGGCCGGGGCTCGCCACGCCCGCAGTCAGACGCCGCGTAGCACGGCCTGCGAGGTCTTATTGCTGCGCCGCAACATTGCCATCGGCTGTTATCAGCCATCCCGATCACCGCTGCGCAAGCGCGGTGCGTCGCCGAGCTTTGCATCGGCGGGACTCTCAGCGCTGCGCCGCTCAAGGCCATCGTTCTGCATGGCTACGTCGCGGCTGGCGCCGGCTGCGTGAGCTGGCATCCGTCCATCACACCTTCTCTGCCCGCTTGCGCCCCTTCGCGGTCAGGTCGAACACGACGGCCTTGCGCGCGCTGCCCTGTTTGACTTCGCCTGCCCGCTTGATCAGCTTCTGGTCGATCAGCATCAACAGCCGGTAGCGGGTGCTGTGGAGCTGGCTCCTGGTCTTCGGTCCGGGCAGCAGCTTCTTGAGGATCGCGTCATTGGCTGAGGTCGTGGTCGCTGTAGGCACGGGGCTTCTCCTTCGGTCGAAGATGAGTTTGCATCTTCTCGAAGGTGTCGGACGTAGTCAACACAGGCGTCCTTGCAGGCGGCTGTAGCCGGGCTTGGCCTTCGGCGCCGCTGCCGGGTACTCGGCATCCCAAAGCACCTCTCGCAGCAGGTGCAACGGCACGGTCCGTCGACGCAGCGGCCCGTACCTGACGCCCGTCAAGCTCGCATGGCGCACACGCCCGTTGACGTGCACGACGCGCCCGTCATAGCGCGCATGGCCAACGATGGTCGTTCCGTTGGTGAGCTTGACAGTCGCCTGCCCGCTGAGCTTGGTAGTTCTCGGGCTCATCATCGGCACCATCCTCGAAAACCGCGCAAATTGCGGATAGAATGCTAGTCGGCATGGCGACTGCAACCCTTCAAGCTCCGCCGCGCGTTACGAAGCGAGCCTTGACGCTCACCGAGGCCGCAGACCAGTGGGAAGACGCCAAGCGTGAGATCGACAGGCTCAAGCCGCTGCTCGAGGAGGCCGCCGAGGTTCTGGTGCGTCACTTCGAGAAGACGGGGCGACGTACCTACCGCGACCGGATCGCCTTCACGATCTCGAGCCGGCTCGTCCTAGAGCAGGGAAAGGTTCGCGTGTTCCTCGCGTCGCGGCTGCCGGAGTTTCAGCGACGGTCCGAGGTTCGCTCCCTCTCGCTGCTGCGGTGATGGATCTGCGTAAGCGCGGACTTCCTGATTTGGAAGCGCGCACTCGAGGAGTCGTGCCGCTCGCGTCCGCTGCACCGTTGAAAGGAGGCAACCGTTGCCCATTGACGCCCGCGCGAACTTCGCCTTGTCGTTCATCCAGGTCGGGCCGACCCCCGCGGGCAGCGGGACAACGCTGACCTTGATAGCTGGCGGAGCTGCGCTAATGCCGGCAACGCCGTTCAACGCGACCTGCTGGCCACCCGGTGTGGCGCCGCTGGCGTCAAACGCCGAGATCGTGCGCGTCTCGAACATCACCGGGAGTGTCGTGACGTTGAGCGCTCGTGCGCAGGAGGGCACCTCGGCCCAGGAGATCGAAGCGGGCTGGCAGTTCGCGAACATGCTCACCGCAGGCACCATCACAAGTCTCGCCGAAGCGATCACTGCTGCCGAAGCCACCGCGCTAGCCGACGCAGCCTCGGCGGAATCCAAAGCGATCGCGGCTGCGGCCGCCAAAGCCAACACGGCCCAGGCAAATGCCGAAGCCGCGTCAGTCCCGCTCACGCAGAAGGGCGCAGCGGGCGGCGTTGCATCGTTGACTGCTGGGAGTATCGGCGCGCAGCCGCCGGCACATCACGCGAGCACGCACGCACCAGCGGGAAGCGACGCGCTGACGACTGCGGACCTTCCGGCTTCGCTGGTAAGCGGCAATCACGAATGGAATGAAACCGAAGGCAACATTGCGCTCGGCTCGACGCTCGCGGCGCTCACGACCGGGAAAACAAACACCGCGTTCGGATTCGCCGCAGCAGCAGATCTCACAACGGGCTCAAAAAACGTCGCGGTCGGCTACGAAGCGCTCAAGCAGGCCACGACCGGCGAAAGCAACGTCGCGATCGGCGTCTTTGCTCTCGACGCCTTGACCGAAGGCAAAGAAAACACGGCCGTCGGGCGCGGCGCACTGAAAAGCGTCACCACCGGAAATGGGCTCACCGCAGTCGGCTGCATTGCCTTGCAGACAAACACGACCGGCACGGCGAACGTCGCGGTCGGCGCGAGCTGCCTTGGCGTGAACACCGCAGGCAGCCACAACACCGGTGTCGGCACGCTGGCGCTCGAACTGAACACCGAAGGCAGCGGCAACACCGGGATTGGCTTTGAAGCACTCGGCTGGAATGTCACGGGTGCCCACAACACTGCGGTCGGCGAGCTCGCGCTCGCGGAATGCTCGACCGGCTCAGAAAACGTCGCGGTCGGTACCGAAGCGCTCATAAACACAGGGATCGGTAAGGGCAACGGCGTCCAGAAAAAGAACGTTGCTGTCGGCTATCACGCCGGGAAGTCGTGCAACAGTGAACTCAACGTGTTCATCGGCTGGGAATCCGGCGAGGCCGTCCACTCCGTCTCGGGGCTCGTCGCGGTCGGCGCGAGCACTCTTGCCGCGAACACCACGGGCACCGATAACACCGCCGTCGGCCACCAGGCGCTAAGCGCGAACACCACAGGGCTCGGGAACACGGCGGTCGGCTACCAGTCGCAGAAGACACCCACCGAAGCTAGCGAAAACACTACGGTTGGCGCTCTCACGCTCGTCGAATCAACCACGGGTGCCGCGAATGTCGCCGTCGGCTATGAGGCGCTGCAGGCTCTCACCGAAGGCTCGTCCAATGTCGCCGTCGGCGCGAAGGCCCTGAAAAAAACGACGACAGGCAAAAACAACATCGCGCTCGGCAAAGGCACGATGGAAAAAAACACCAGCGGCTCAGAAAACATTGCAGTCGGTGGAGGCGCTGGCGCGGCCTTGGAAACGACAACGAAAAACACGCTGATCGGCTACCAGGCCGGCGCCTCCGTGACCGGGTCGGGCAACGTGTTCATCGGCTACCAGGCCGGAAAGAACGAAGTCGCCGTCAGCAACACGCTCGTCATCGCCAACAACGAAACCACCCCGTGGATCAAGGGCGAAGAATCCGGCAAAAAGCTCGCCTTCTACGGCGCGTCGCCCGTCGTAAGGTTTGCAGAAATCACGCTACCTGGCGCCTACAAAAAAGGTGCGCTCGGCTTTGAAACGGAAGCCGAAGCGAAAGAAGTCCGCGAAAAACTGAACCAGGTCATTGAAGCGCTGAAAGCGATTGGCATCTGCAAATGAGCCCGAAGCCGCGACTTGTCAAGGTTCAGCTCGCCGCCGAGTTCGTGATCGCCGATGGTGACTTCATGCAACCGGGTACCTTTGGACCCGTCGAGATGACCGCCCGCGAATGGGCCGAGTTCGACCTGCAGGCCGCGATCGAGAGGGGGCTCAGCGCGCAGCCACCGGAGCCAGAGGCACCCGAGCGTGCAGCGAAGCGAGCCTCACGCACAAAGGGCGTGACCCGCGATGTCTGAGAAGGAGCAGGTCTGATGTTCGGAGCGGCCCTCTATAGCGCCTACTACTTCGGTGGTGGACCTGGCCTAGCGCTCCCTAATCCGCTGGCTGTTGCGCTCCGAGGTCGCATCGCCATCGTGAACCAACGCGAAGCGAAGATCACGCTCGAATGGCCCGTTCCCTGATGCTCGGAGGCCCCCGCATGAAGACACTCAAGCTATATGCCGGGTTCTCCGCAGCGACAGGCGGCCTCAAGCGTGTCGCTAGCGCGATCCTCAACGTGCTCGGGTTGCGACAGAAGGTCGCAAGCGTCGAACCTGAACCTACGTCGCTGGGCCGCATCATGATCGCCAGCCAGCCACAGGCACGACTCACGGTCGTCAGCCGGCGCCAAGCACTAATCACGATCGAGAGCGAGTAAGGCGATGTGGCATGTCGGCGATATCTGGATTCCACAGGCGACGATCACCAACCCGGCGTCTGAGACACCAGACGAACCCGTTGAACCTGGCGGCATCGTCTTCACGTTCTTGTCCTACAAGGGCGTTGAGACGGTAGGCACAGCGACTAGGGTGTCTACAGGAGTCTGGAAGTCCAGCATCGAACTCACCGAAGCGGGCATATGGAAGGTCAGCGTTGAGACAACCTCGCCGTACAAAGCGTCCCAGCCGGCGCAGATCCCCGTCAAACCCGCTTACGACGAATAGGCCAACATCACGACTGGCGCTGCCCGGCTACGAACCGGCCGTGATGGAGCTGGACGCCTACTGCCGCGAGCACGCCTTGACGGGCAGCGAGAGCGAGCACGATCCCCCTTGGCTGCCGCACCGCATCATCGTCCACACACGGCTCGGTAGCAAGCTAGCCGAAGCAGCCGGCTGGACACCCGAACATGCAGCGATGGCGATGCTCAGGAGGCTCCATGCTCAGACGTGAGATCGTGTTCCTGCTGTGGCGTGCAGCAGCCAAGATCGACCTTGGCCACACGCTGCAGGTCGCCAAGACGCTCACTCGTGTGGCTAAAGCCAACGACGCCACAGTGCAGGTCGACGTCGCACGGCCGCTAGCACAGCGCCTCAACGACTGGTCAGAGCCGGTCCAGATCGCCTTCGCTGACACCCCCAACGGATGGCAGATGTATGTGCGTGCGTGTGAGCAGCAGGTCGCTATCGCCGAGACGATACGAGCACGGGCAGCACGGCAGTGAGCGTCAGCGCTATATGGGGGGGGCTTCGCGTTCCACGGCTCGGCATCGGTGACCGTCGCCGTGAACAAATCTTTTACCCGACGCGCTTAAGCGGAATCACGGGAGTGGTGGTCGATGGCGCCGAAGGCGGAAACACCTGACGCGCGGCGCGAGCGCATCGCCGCGCTTATGGCGAAGGGCCTGAATCAGGCGCAGGTCGCCAAGAGGCTGGGCGTGAGCCCGCAGACGATCTCGCGCACCCTGCGCGACCACCGCGCGGAGCGGCCAACCCAGGACGCGGTGGACGTGTTCGTGGCGTCGCTCGGGGATGCGCTTGCGCCGGATGTCGCGGCGCGAGTCGCTGGCTTGCGCAACCTCGCGAAGCAGCTCGACTGGTGTGCGGGCGCCGGCACGGGAACGGCGGCGATGGCGACCGCCTCGCTGAACAAAGAGTACGAGTCGATGCTTGAGAAGCTGAAGCAGATGGCGTCGTTCGACGCATTGACGGAGGCGCTCCTTGCCGCCGGCGATGACTGAGTGCGCGCCGCGCTATGCGACCGAGCGGACGGGACGCCAGTCGCTCGGACGGGCGGCGGCGCGCGTCGCGAAGGTGCTTGGCCAGCGGTTGATGCCCTGGCAGCGCCAAGTGGTGGATACGGCACTTGAGGTCGGTCTGGACGGCCGGCTGGTCTACCGCGATGTCGTGCTGACGGTGCCGCGCCAGCAGGGAAAGAGCTACCTAGTGCTGGTGTTGCTGCTCACGCGGGCACTGGTAGCGTCGCGGCAGAACGCGATCTACACGGCGCAGACCGGGCTCGACGCTCGCAAGAAGCTGGTGGAAGACTGGCTGCCGACCGTGCAGGGCAGCGCGATCGGACCGCTGGTCGCGTCGTATCTGGCGCCGGGCCGTGAGTCGATGCGCACCGCGAACGGCTCCGTCATCCAGCTCGTGGCGTCGACCGCAAAGGCTGGCCACGGGATGACGGTGGACCTTGGCGTGATGGACGAGGCGTTCGCCTACACCGATGCGCGAACCGAGCAGGCGTTGCGCCCGGCGATGATGACCCGTCCCGATCCACAGTTGTGGGTCGTCTCGACGGCTGGCACGCCGGACGCGAGCCCGTATCTGTGGGAGCGGGTGCAGGCCGGACGGCTCGCAGCCGAGGCGGGGCTGACCGAGAGCCTGTGCTACTTCGAGTGGTCAGCCGACGATGATGCGGACCCGGCGGACCCGCAGACGTGGCGCTCGTGCATGCCGGCACTCGGCCACACGGTCGATGAGGATACGGTCGCCGCGGCGCAGCGATCGATGCCCCGCGGCGAGTTCGCCCGCGCCTTCTTGAACCGCTGGGTCGCGCAGATGGGCGAGCCGATGGTGAGCCTGGAGCACTGGCAGACCCTCGCCGAGCCGAAGGCCAAGCGACCCGAATGGGTGGTCCTCGGCGTGGACGTGGCACCGCAGAATCAGTCGGCGGCAATCGTGGCCGTCGGCGAGGACGGCAATCTTCTGCGCTCGGCGGTGTTGGAGCACGGCCCCGGCAGCGACTGGGTGATCCCGGCGCTCGAACGGCAGCGCGCCAGGCTCGGCGAGCTGCGGCTGATGGCGGACAAGAAGGCGTGCGCGGCGCTGATGCCCGAGCTCGAGCGCGTGAGCGACTTCAAGGTGTCCGAGCTCGACACGGGCGATGTCCCGGCCGCCTGCGAGTTCTGGCTGAAACTCGTGCAGGAGTCTCGGCTGCGTCACCGCGGCGAGCGAGAGCTGACGATCGCGCTCGACGGCGCCGGGCAGCGGAAACTCGGGGATGGCTGGGCGTGGAGCCGGCGCAACAGCGGCGCGGACATCACACCGCTGGTCGCGCTGACGAACGCCACGTTTTTTTGGCTTGGTTCGTGGGGCAGCCCGTGAGTGTGTACGACCACCAGTGGCGCCGGGTGCGAGCACGGGTGCTGCGCGGTGCGCAGGCGTGCTGGCTGTGCGGAGGCGCACTGAACTTCGACGCGCCCGCGCGCTCCCCCCAGAGTCCGTCGGTCGACCATATCTTCCCGGTCAAGCACATGCGCAGCCTTGACCCGCGCTCCCGGCGGCAGTTGCTGCTCGACCCCGCCAACCTTCGGCCCGTCCACTACGGCTGCAATTCCAGTCGTCAAGCGGGGCGATCACGGGCCACCCACGTATCGAGAGACTGGTGACCCGTGGACGTATCAAGCGGCTTTGACATCGCCAACCCCTACGGGCTGCGGGCGGCCGACTTCGACTACGACATGGACTCCTACGGTTCCGCGCTCACGTTCCTCTCAGACCTGGCGGGCGGCTCGTCCGAGGCCGAGGCGCTGGAGGCCAACGGCGGCTCGCCGGCGGCGAAACGCTCCTGGGAAACCTCTCGCGCTTTTCGGCGCGTCTTGGCGAAGTGCCGGCAAGCCGGCGAGGCTGAACGCGAGTATCTGGCCCGAGAGGCGGCGGCGAAGGAGTCCGAGCCCGAGAAGCCTGCCGGTCCCTCCAACTTCATCGCGCTTGAGGACATGCCGCGCGGGTTCAGGCGGTAGCTCGGGCCAGCTCGCGCGCGTGCAATACGGAGAGGTCGGCGCAGAGAACATCGATGACCGTTCCCGCGGCCGCACGGCTGAGTAGTTGCAGCGAGACTTCCATCTGTCCTGCGATCGTGCGCGTCGGCGGGTCGCCCACATAGCTGTATGCCTGCGCGCGACCGACGTAATAGGGCTCGGCGAGCCAGTCGTGCAGTGGGTTGCCATAGCCGTCCAGCACCAGCACGCCGTTCTTGTCGTACAACAGCGGCTGCTCTTGGACAATGAGGAACCGCACGCCGTCCGACTCGATCTTCCCCTCCGCGTGCGCCTTCTTCAGCGCCGCGTCGAACCAGAGGTAGCGCCTCTGGACTTCAGCGAGCTTCCGTTCGCGCTCGTCTTTCCAGACCGCAGACTCGTCGTGCACCTCGATGGTCGGCTCCACGCCCCGAGGCGGCGGCGTAGGTCTTCGCGCTGCCCGGGTCTCGGCGCGCAGCCTCCGGCGCGTTGGAAGCCACATGCGAAAAGCATAGACCCCGGGAGGGCGCGCCATGTTCGGTAAACGCAAGCGCAAGAAGGTCAGGGTCCACCTGAAGGACGGCCCGACGATCGAGGGCCTGCTGGTTCAGCGCCGCCCGGTCTACCTGCTGTACGCGCCGAAGGCAATCACCGAAACCGATGGGCGCCCGGCTGAGCTGATCGGGCACGTGGAGATCGAGCGCGAGAACGTCGCCTTCTATCAGGTGCTCAGCCAGTGATCCTTGCGACCACCCGCGGGAACAAGGCGGTAGAGCAGCGGTCGAGCATCGGGGGCTCGTGGAGCAACGGGTTCGCCTATACCGACTTCTCGGCGATCCCTCCACCGGGGTTGGGGGAGCTTCAGCGCGCAGGCGTGATGATTACGGCCGACACCCTCTTGCAGCTCGACGTGGTGTTCACGTCGCTTCGCCTCATCACCACGGCGATCTTGCGCACCGGGAACCTCCGCGCCTACGAAGAGAAGCTGTCGAGCGACAACATCCCCTACCGCAAGTACCTGAAGAAGCAGCCGAGCCTGCTGACCAGCACGTTTCTTGGTGCCAACGGCAAGGTCTACCAGTACGACGGCCGACGCAAAACGCTGATGAGCATGGCGTTGTTCGGCGAGTGCTTCTGGTATATCCTCGCGCGCTCCAAGCCCGAAGCGTATGCGTCGGCGATCGAGGTTCTGCACCCGGCGTTCATGGAAGTCAAGGTCGCCTCGCCGCAGGATGTCGCGGCCCGGCGGGCGAGCAACGTCGGCGAATCGATGTACATCTACGGCGCGGCGAACGACAAGAAACTGCTCGACCCCGGCGACGTGGTGCACATCCCGTTCATGTCGATGCCCCAGTCACGCCGGGGTCTCTCGACGGTGAAGTACGCGGGCATCTCCGGGGCGCTCGCCCTCGCCGCCTACGAGTTCGGCTCGACGTGGTTCAGCCAAGGCGCCTCGCCATCGTTCCTGTTGACGACCGACCAGAAGCTGGGGCAGGCCGAGGTCGAGCGGATCGCCGACAAGTTCGTGATCGACCACGGCGGCCTCGCCCAGGCGCACCGGCCGCTAGTGCTCGACTCCGGGCTCAAGGCAGACAAGGTGATGGTCTCCCCGGACGAAGCACAGTTTTTGCAGACCCTTCAATATGCACGGAGCGTGGTGGCGGCATGGTTCGGCACCGACGAGCTGATCCCCGACGCTCTACTGCGCCAGACTCCCGCGCCAGCCCACACCGCGCAGGAGAAAATGCAGCGCTTCACGACGCTTACCTTGAGCGGCTACACAACGCCGCTTGAGGAGGTCCACTCCGAGCTGCTGCCCGGCGAACAGAAAGCCGCCGTTGAGGAGCACAAGCTGCTCACGCCCGACCCGCAGTTCTTGGCGCAGGAGATTGAAAGCCTCCGCAACACGCAAATCGGCACGATCAACGACATACGGGTGCGCCTCAAGGGCTGGCCGCCCTTGGACGATCCCCGTGCTGACGAAGCGATTGCTCCCCTTGCCTCGAACACCGCTCCATCCCAGACGAGCGGCGGGAAGCCCGAAGACGACGGGAAGGCGAGCGACCCCGACGAAGACGACGACGGCGATGAAACGAAGGGCAAGTGATGCTCGACAGCACCGGATACGCGGAACTGTGCGCACGCGTGCCGACCCTCTATCACCGGGTTTGGGACAGCGACGGCAAGCTGGACTCGATTCTCGCGCACGGCCTTGAGCGCGTCGAGTCCAACTACAGCGGATTCTTCGAGTCGCGGCCGGGGTGCGTCTACATGGGCGACCGCGAGAAGGTGCTCACCATACGCCCCGAAGCCGACGACGCGAAGCCGTGGACGCTGTTGGCGATCGACACGACGCAGCTTGAGCGCCAGCGCATCAACCCGGACGAGGACGACTTCATGTGCCACAACTTCTGCGACGCTCCAGTTGCGCGCGCGGGGGAACGCGCCTGTCGCAGAATGCACCTGCCGTGGCCGCCGAGTCAATGGCTCTGGGAATGGGCACGGTGGCTCAAGATCCCATTGCCGAACCTCGGCGAGTGGAGCGATGCGGTTGGGCTCGGCGATGATCCGGCGGCGACGCGGTTCGGGATCGCCTGCGGACGACTGGCCTATCGGGGTGTCGTGCCGCCGGGCGCCCTGCGGGTCGTCGAAACGGTGCGGCCGTGACCCTCCCCGCCTTCCGCTACCGCGATCGAGCCGAGCAGCGCAAGAAGACCGGCAACGACGTGGACGGCCCACCGTACACGGTCGTATTCGATTTCGATGAGACGATCACGAACGCGCCGCAGCAGCTCGCCCGGATCGCCACGGGCCTCAAGACCCAAGGCGACACGATCATCGTCCTGACCGGCAACGAATCCCCAGCGAAGGAGCTGGAAGGACGCCTCGAAGAGTACGGCTTCCCGTTCGACGCGCTGGTGCAGTACGACGACACGGGCTCCAACGGGGTCACTCGGGCCGAGCATCTCAAGGCATTCGGCACGTGGTGCGCGTTCGATAACCGCATCGACCGCTGCTACCTGTACGCCAAGATCTGCCCGACCCTGTACCTCATCACCAAGCCGACGACCGAAGAGAAGGAAGCCGCCGCCGGCACTAAGAAGCAGGCCGCGCAGGACGCCAAGCAGGCGGCGAAGAAAGCGAACCAGTCGTGACGACCCAGGAGGTCACCCGTGGATAGCTATGAGGACCGTCTGGCAGCCGTCGAGGCTGAGTGGCGAGCGAAGTACAACGCCGAAGAACTCAAGGAGATGGCCGGCAAAGAGGCGATGGCGGACGAAAGCTACCCGATCGCCGACCAGGATGATCTGGAAAAAGCGATCAAGGCCGTCGGCCGAGGCAGTGCCGACCACGACGCAATCCGCAAGCACGTCATGGCCAGGGCGAAGGCGCTCAAACTGTCGAGCCTCATACCGGACAACTGGAATGCCGACGGCTCGCTCGCCGACGAAGAACAGAAGGCGGCAGCGTGGGCGGCCGAGCACCGCGAAGGCATCAGCTATAGCGACATGCGCGAACTGCTCCAGAACGCAGTCGCGGCCAAGTTCGGCGGCGACGGCGACAAAGGCTGGATCTACATCCGCGACTTCGCCGACGACTGGGTGGTCTACGAATCCTACGAGGGCGAGGACTTCCGCTGCTCCTACAGCGTCGATGGCGATGTCGTGACGCTCGGCGACCCCGAACCAGTGACCGCGAAGACGAGCTACGAGCTGGTGCAGACCAACTCGAGCGCCGGCCGGACCGAGCGCCGGCACAAGGAACGCCACCGCGCGATCCCGCTCATGCCCGAGGTGCGCCAGTGGGCGATCCAGCCGACAAGCGTCGAGATCCGCTCCGGCAAGAACGCGGACGAAGCGATCATCACCGGCAGCCCGATCATGTACGGCGTCGACTACGAGGTCTTCGACATGTTCGGGAAGTTCACCGAGCGTATGGCCTCCGGCGTCTGCTCGGACGTGCTCAAGCGCGGCGTGGACACGCGCTTTCTGTTCAACCACGACGGCTTGCCGCTCGGGCGCACCAGCGCCGGCACGCTGATCCTCCAGGACAGCCAGCGCTCACTCGACTGCGAGCTACACGTAGACATGCGCCAGCAGCTCGCCAACGATCTCGTCATCGCGATTGACCGGCGCGATGTCACGCAGATGTCGATCGGGTTCGTCACCGGCCGCGACGAGTGGGACGAGGCGATGGCAGAACGCACGGTCCTCGTCTTCGCTGACTTGCCCGATGTCAGCGCCGTTACCTACCCGGCCTCGCCGACGACGCAGGTCCAGATCGCCCAGCGGATGATGCTTGCCGCCCCGATCGAGTCCCGCGCGCGCCTGCGCAACTTCCTCGTCGCCGAGCGCGCCGGCAAGACGCTCTCAGGTGCCAGCCAAGGCAAGGTCATCTCGGCGATCGAAGCGCTGCACAGCCTGTACGAAGCAGGCGGCGGCAACCCGGCCGACTTGATCCAAGACGAAGGCGAGTCCGAGAGCACTGAAACCGCCTTGACCCAGGACGGCACCCGCTCAGAAGACGGCGAGCCGATCCGCTCATCAGCTTTGGCGCTGCGACTCCAGTTGGAGGCGCGCTCCAAGAAACGTAAGCGACAGAAGATCGCCGCCTAGCGAGATAGGATGGGCCGATGGGCAGCTTCCACACGTTCGTCTGTGACGTATGCGGCGCGGAGGAGAAGTCACCCGATACATGGGAAGGCCGCTGGCTCTTGCCCTACACCTGGAGCCTGGTGCTCGTCGGGATGGATCGCGGAGTGAAGGCCGCAGAGCGAGCGGCGAGGGGAAGCACCGTCTGCTCGCGTTCCTGCGGCGCGCGGTTGCTGCGGGCATACTCGCTGATTGAGGCCGGCGAGGGCAACCCCCGCGAATCCAGCGAGCTAGAGCAGGCCCTCAAGCTCGCCGGATGAGCGCTATGGAGTTCGGCGGCGTGCTCAACGAGACGGACAACCAGGTCAGGAAGCTACGGGGCAAGCTGGGCCAGATCGATGAGCAGGTCGCCGCGTAACTGGCTACAGCTAGCTAGCCATCTCGTCCAGCTCGGCCGTGAGTGCTCGCGCATCCCTAATCGCGGCCTCCAGATCGCCCGAGTCCTCGTAGAAGCACCGAGCGAACCAGACGAGCGTACAGGCCAAGATAGGTCGCCAAGCGACAATGCCTTCGACGCTGCGAGACTCGATCAGCCCCGAGTAATCGCGC